GATAGCGGGCTTTCATTTCCTCGGCCTCGACACGCGGATCACCGTCAATGTATTGGGGTCGCTCGGTCATTAACCAGGCCAGGCCGCCCCGCGAATCGAAGGACCAGTCCACCACCTCATTCGGCTGGTAAACCTGCCAGTAAACGCGATCACCCGCAGCCTCGCGGGCCGCGATAGACATCCCCCCGTTTGCCGGCGGCCGGTCAATCCCCACCCAGCACCACCGGCACACGGTCAGGAGCGTCGATATTTCAGCCATGAACTGATTGATCGACATTCCCGTTGTGGTCACGTCAGCTGCAAAGCGGGGATCGATCCCGGAGCGATCGACATCGGTCTGAAAAACGTACTGGTTGATTTTATGGGCGATCCGCTTGGCGTAGTTTACCAGAAATGCCCGCTCACGCCTTCCAATCGCCGGGGGATTGATCGTGGTGTCACCCAAAAAATCCACATCCGATTCGCTGGGGTAACGTGAAAGCCGATCGTCGATGTAGGGGCGGCCGCCATGATAGGCGAGGAGGTTTAGGGCGATGGCATCAGAGCGGCAATCGAGGACGCGATTGATTCGGGTAGCAAGCAGGTTTCGGTCACTCATGCCGAAAGCCGAAAAATCAAAGGAAGCCGCTCCCACCCTTCTGGCTCAAAACCTCGAAAATGATCGCCGCCGGGTCGCAGTAGTCATCATGCGCTCCGTCCGGGAACTCGGTGAACTGTCGGATCAGCGGCTCGTTCCACGGCGCCCGGAGGATGTGGACGTTCCCAGCGTCAAAAATAGGCTCCAGCGGCGCCAGCTTAGCCGACTTGTCACCAGGCAACCGCGCCGGCAGAACCACCGATCGGCCGTGCAAGACGGCCTTGAGTGTCGTGTAGGCGTCCTTGTAGGCCCCGAACGCCTCGACGTACTGCGGGCAGCCTGGGCCATCCTTCTGGCAGGTCGCCTTGATCAGTGCGTCGCGCCGCGGGGCCTCCGCCTGGATCGCGGCAATGTCGGCAATCCACAGGTGGGGGACCTCGTTTTCAAAGGTCACCAGCCCCTTTATGCCGACCGTCCAGTCCGGATCGTCTTTGTCCCGCTCTTTTTCCGAACTCGCCAAGTCCCAGGCCCGGACATAGCGGCCCTCCGGGAACTCGGCTAGGCTGTTGTGGAATTTGATTTTGCTCGTGTCGAACCGGTTGCCCCCCTCAAGAACGGGCTCACAGTCTAACAGGGCGGCCGCCTGTTTCCCCAAGGTGGCATATTGTTCGCGGTACCACGTCTCCGAAAACCGCTCGGGGAAAAGGAAGCCGTCCTCGGACCGAGCGGGAAACTTCAGCCGCTGAAAGTGGGGGAAATCCGGGTTTTCCCGTTCCTCCCGCTTGATCCGTCCGCGGAGGTCGTCAACGTGCCAGGGTGTAGAGCAGACGATGACGATGGATACCGGCGCCCGCCGGCTCATCAGGTCGGCCTTGAACGCATCCCAGGTTCGATCCCGATAGAGTCGGCTGACCGCCTCGGCCCTGGATTTGCAGTAGTCATCCAGGATGATCAAGGCGCCGCCCTTCCCCGTGATTCCCCCGCCCAAGCCCGCCACCACGACCTCTCCCGAGGATCCCTCGATGCTCCACGATCCCACGTTGTTGTGGCCCTGGGCCAGGCGGACGCCGGGGAATAGCTCGGCATATTCGTCCGACTGGATGATCCGCTTGGTATCCCTCGAAAACGATTCGACTAGATCGGCCGCGTAGCCGGACATGATGACATCGGGCATCGCCCCGGCGCAGTGCCCCAAAAAGTAGGCTGGCAGCGCCCGGGATACGATGTCGCTTTTCCCGTGGCGAAAGGGGACCGCGATGTCCAGGAATGTGGACTCGCCGGCGAGGAAGCGTTCAATGGCGCGGTCGATGGCTTCGCAGATGTCGCGGGTATGGCGCCCGATCAGCAGCGGATGGGGCATCCACCAGACCCGGCACATGAAGCCGAGCATGGTGGTCCTGGCGAGGTTGACGGCCTGGCGCTCTTTAAGCTGGGCCAGGAGGATCCGCGCACGGTCCGCCAGACACCGCTTCTTCTCCGTCAAGCTCTTTAATTTTCCGTTCAAGGGCTTCGATCTCCGCTGCGATTTCTTCATCCGTCAACTGGCGAGTGGTGATTTTCATCTCCCCGCTCTGTTCAACCGGTTGAACGGCTTTACCCCATCCGCGATCCGCAATGAACTTGATGGCCTCCATGTCTCCCGTCAGGGCCGCCGCGTAGGTCTCCTGGATAATGGCTTCGATCTTGGTCCTTTTGTCAGTCGCTGAAACCCGCTGCTCTGCGATCCGGCGAACGATGTCGGGGAGTGAAATCTTGCCTTTACCGCGGCCTTTCCGCCATCGGCGCGGATCGTCAGAACCTGAAAATGGTTTCCCAGAGGGCATGCCTAAAGCCCCCCAATCAAGCCGCCGGGACGAGTTCAGCAAGCGCTGAAACGGCCTGTACCAGGTTCGACAATGCGACACTAGGGGGTGCCATCGTGATTTCTGGGGCTGTCAAAGCCCTTATCGCCCCTGTCAATCCGGCGCGCGGTGCGGGTTCGACAATCCCGGCCGGCCCAATCCTCGCCGATCCGTAGAGGCCCGCAATCAGTAGGCGCCGTTGCGCCGTGTTTAACCGCCCCCACAACGCCACCGGGTCATCGAAAATCCGAACCGCCATATCCACCGCCTCGGACACGTCGCCGGCCCATGCGGTAGATGCGACCGCCGTTTTCTGGGCCTCGGCGAGCTTCCGTCCCAGTTCCGCATCCTTGGCGACAAACGCATCCTTGGCCAAGGCCCCGGAGAGGTACACATCGAGCAGCTTCTCGCGTTGCGCGATAATGCGCCCGGCGACATGCCCGGCCCGGCGCTGGATGGTCGACGCCCGGCCGAGAGCCGATGTCATTCGGGTTCGGAGCCTGGCGCGCACGCGAACCAGGATCGGGGCCAACGCCTCGGCATCGGACCGGATCCTGTCAATGATCGCCTCGTGTACGCGCGCCGCACGCAAGCGGACCGCCCCGCATCGGCAGTGATAGTACCCGTACCGACTGCCTAGGTGGCCCCGGGACAGTGACCCAGTAAGCCGCGCGCCGCACTCGGAGCAGAGAAGCAGGCCGCGCAGAGGGAATTCCTCATGCACCTCCGCCCGAGCCGGGTACTTGCGGCGACCCGAGAGCACCTCCTGCACCGCGTCGAACACATCCTGCGGTACCAGGCCAGGAAACGCCGCCGCTACCGCACGCCAGCCGGTAAGCCGATTCCGAATCACGCCCGCGTAAACCTCGTTTTTGAGCATCTTTCGGCAGGCGTTCGGCGCGATCCGGTGCTCGCAGGCCACCGCGATCGTCTGCGCCAGGTTGCGTCGACCGCCGGCAATTCCGGTGAACAGGTCCCGGACAATCCCCGCCCTATCTGGATCGGGCTCCATGATCGGGAGGCCGTTGACCCGGGCTCGCCGGAAGCCGAAAGGAGTCAAGGAACACCAGCCGCCCCGAGATGCCACGTCCCGCATGGCCCGCGCCGCCCGGTCCGCCCGGACCTCGTTGTCAAACTGTGCAACGGCGGAGAGGATCGTCTCCAGCATCCGGCCGGCCGGGTTGTCCTCGGTGCGCTCCGTTGCCGATAGCAGGCGCGCCCCATGCTTGGCGATGGCGGCGGAGTAGATCGCGTGGTCCTGGGCATTCCGTGCCCACCGGTCGAACTTCCAGACCACCACCGCGGCCGGCCGGTACTTGGCGACGTAGTCGACCAGGGCCAGGAATTGGGGCCTGTCGGCCGACCTGGCCGACTCTCCCCGGTCCGCAAATACGCGGGCTACCCCTAGCCCTTCACGAGCGCAATAGGCCCTGCAGTCGGCCTCCTGGGTGGCGAGGCTGGTCCCCGTCACCTGCTCGTCCGAACTCACGCGGATGTAGATCGCGGCGTCCATGTCGGCCATTATGCAGCCCCCGGCGATTGGATGTCAAGATCCGGATCCTGCAGGTCAGGTTCGGAAGATATTTCCCGCCACAGCGGCCAGACCTGCGGCAAGGCGACCTCGACCAGCAGGTCGCAAAGCGCGTCAATCTGGGCGTCTGTTGGGGCATAATGCACGATTTCCGGCTCCTATTGCGCTCTTTTTGCAGCCGTCAGATGTCGGGGTTGACTTTGAAGGGGAACTTCCAGCACTCAACGATGAGCGCATCCAATGCCGCGATCCGTTGGCGCTCGGTTTTGATCAGAGCCGCGTTCGTCCCGCCAGGCGCCGGCGGCGCCGAACCCCGGGACTCCCGCAGGGCCTGGATCCGGGCCTCGGCTTCTGCCCGGCCTGCCAGCAGATCCAGCAGCTTGAGGATATTGGTCCGCGTGTCGGCCAGGAGGGGCGTTCGTTTCGCCCCGCGATAGCCCGCCCGCCGCTGTTGCCGGGCGACCATTTTGCGGAACAGCTCCCGGAACGCCGGATCGGACAGGGCTTTTTTCGCCCGCGCATGGACGGCTTGAATCGTCATCCGCTTCGAGAGCACCGCGTTGAGATGCGCGGTGATTTCGGGGTATTGCATGTCCATGAGCCGGCCGAACAGGATTTCCCGGGTGATCATGCCGAGCCCACAAACCGCCCGGATGAACGAGAGCACCCCATCGTAGTCCGACGAGGATTCCGCGGGCACCGGTGCGGGGACAAAGCCGGAGACCTCCTCGACGCTGACGTGGGATTTACCGTGGTTGTTTGGCCCCTCGGAGGGTCCGCTACAGGCTATGCACGCAGGACTCGGACGGTCCCGGTTGGGGCATTTATGACATTCGGGCATCGGAACCCCCTTCTCGCATGAACGTATCCGCCCACAATCCGACGGCTACGGCGTCGGCCTCGTTATCGTCGATGGGGTCTCGGCCCAGTTGGCCCCGAGCCCAGTTGATGATCTGCCATTTCTCCGCCCTGCCGGATCCGGTAACCCACTTTTTGAGGGTTGCCGTGTGCACGGACAGGGGGTCTGGTAGATCCCTCCGAACTGCGAAATGGAGGACCGTGGCATTCAGCCCCACGCCGATCCGGGTAGCCGGCCCCGCCCGGTGATGGGCCAGTTCAAACGCCAGCAGGGTCTCCGGCTTCGCGTACAGGTCGAGCTTGCAGTACAAGGCCTGGTATAAATAGCCGTAGTGTCGGATTCCACGGGACCGGGAGAAGTCCCAGACCCCCGATTCCAAGACCCGGGAATTTTGGACCAAAGCCCACCCCGTTTTTGTCGCCAAATCCAGCGCTAAAATCATCACGAAAAAACCATCCTTTTTTTAGACCTCATTTTCTACGGCCGGGGGAAAGCCCGCAGGAGTTTTCTACGGCCCTTATACCCTTTAGGGTATAGGGCGTAGAAAACGGCGCTTTCCGATGCCGATTTTTCTACGTAGAATGCCGTAGAATTTGCGTAGAAAATCGCGTAGAAAAACGCCTCTTTTTTCATGCCGATTTGACCCCCTCTTTTTCGGGTGAATCGACGGGTGTTTTGGGCACCAATTTTCCGGTCAAACGGATCCCGTTTTTACCCTCCCGAATGACGGGGTGATCCCCTGCCAACGCCCGGGAAATCCCCTTGTACGCCGCCCCCTCTTTGCACCCATTGAGACGGCACAGTTCCTTGACGACCCGCTTCCGTTCGGCGTGTTCGACGGTGGTCCCCCCGATGGCCGCCACGGCGTCGACGACATCCTGCACGGTGATGGGACGGGCGCCGTGGGGTATCTGTTCCGGTGATGCGTCGTGCCAGCAGATCACGCCCCGGTTCCGGTTGTAGGTGACGAAGCGCATGGTGACCGCTTCCCCGTCCTGGATGTCGCATTCGGTCCAGTGCAGCCGGAACCCTCGCTTTGCGGCGCGGAGTTCGAATACCTGGGGGTCCTCGGTCGCGCGCAGGGCCAGGACGCCGCGGCAAACGTTCGCCCATTCGGCCGATCCGGCCCCGAGATAGGCGAAGTCGCCCGGCATGTACTGGCCTTTTTGGGTGCCGGACGGGGGTTTGTTGGCGTGGTGGACGATGACCAGGCCGATATTGTGCTTGTGCACGACGGGGAGGATCATGTTGCGGAGGAAGGGGGAGACTTCCTTCTGGGCCGAGGCGTCCCCGCCGAGGTAGGCGAACGCGGGGTCTATGAACACGAGATCGGGGGCATGTTCGGCGCACAGGGCGTCCAGAACGAGCGCGAAGCCCTGCCCGGTCTTGTCATCCACCGTCGCGACGATGACACGCTCCAGGGCCTCGCGCGCGGCCTCCTCGGACCATTGCAGGCCCCGCAGGACGCCATCCCGCATCTCGGCCAGATCCCCCTCGTCGTTTTCCGCCTGGATGATAAGGACGGACAAGGGTTTGGCAGGGACGAGGCCGAGGCAGGGCTCACCGCGGGCGAAGCAGAGCGCGATCTGGGCGGAGAGGGAGGACTTGCCGGCGCCGGTGGGGCCGACCAGGAGCAGGGTGCCGCCTCGGCAGAGGAAGCGATGCCGGATCAGCTCGTCGGGATCCTGTCCGGCGGGCTGTGGCGTGCGGAGGGCCGACATCGGCACGGCGAGTGGGGTGGGGGGTAGGTTCTTGCCCACCCATTCCTTGAGCTCTGCTGGGAGCAGGTTTTCAAAGGCGGTGTTGAGGTCACGCATGTTCCGGCTCCCAATAGAGGATATCCTGGGGGGCGCCGTTGCGGCGGCGGCCCCCCGGCATCCGGACGAGTTTCGAGGTGTCCCAAAGTGAGGCATCGGCGCCGAGGTAGGCGGCCAGGGCGAACCATACGCGGCGGGCGCGAGGGGTCAGGCCGGCGACGTTGTACCAGCCGTGGAGGGATTTACCGCCGGAGAAGACGGCGAGGCACAGGGGGGTTTCGGGGGTGTGGAGGGTGGTGAGCACGGCCGCCTGGTCCCGGAGGAGGTCGCCGGTGTCGAATTCGACGACGAGGTAGCGGCGGGCCTGCTCGGTGCAGGCATTGGCCTGGCAGCGTTCGGAGAGGTGCCCCTGGGGGTGGTCCTTGGTGGGTTTGGTCATGCCGCGTTCGGCGCGCATGGCGTTGGGGACAATAAATTCGTAGGAGGCGGCGCCGGGGACGAGATCGGCGAGGGGTAGGGTATTGGCGCGCCAGATGGATGTAGCGGCGCAGACCCTGGCGTTCGGGGATCGGTAGAGGGTCAGGAGCACATCGGCGGGGGCGATCGGGAGGGGGGCGGTGGAGAACATGGGGGTGGCGGCGTAGCGCTTCCGGCGTTCGTCGTGGTTGGGGGCCGGCCAGCGGGGTGCGGAGTTCTCGGGGAGGGGGTTGTCGGCCGTGGCGATGATCTTGTCCATGTTCGAGCGGAGTTCTTTGGCGCGATCGGGCCAGGGATCGGGATCGGAAAGGAGCGCCTCTTCCAGGCGGGCTACTATGGCATCGGGCGTGATCCCGGACCGGAAGAGGCGCGATTGAATGCGAAACAGCCACTCGTGTCGGTTCTGCCC